CATCAGCGGGTCGGTTGGCGCTCATAGTGGACGAGCGCATTCCCTGGAGCATCGGCAAGTCCGCCGCCGTCAGCAAGCCGTCCCTGATCTTCGCCTCGAAGGTTCCTCCGCTCCGCAAGCACGTCCATAGCCGCTTGCTTTCGCTGATCGTGTCCGTTGGCTGGGCGATTTCGTTTGGCATCTTCTGCGTCCTTCCTGATCCAGTTTCGATATGTGGCGCTCCAGTCGGATTTCGCCTTAGTGAATTCATGGTCCTTAAAGCGAGCCAGGGCAGACGGGCGATTGAATTCGCCTATCCCCTCAGATCGCAAGGTTTCGTTGTCCGCGTCGCTCGGCACCCAATCCGGTGGCGCTCGGCGGCTTGCGCGCTTTCTAGGCGCGCCCTCAACAGTATCGGTAGATACTGTTGATGATGTTGACTTTGATTGGCGCGCCTGTGGTTCCGCCTCTGGCGCGCTTCGCCTCTTATATTTCAAAGCAGTAGCCTTTCCTCCATTCGACGAGCGCTGGGCCTGTCGTTCAACAGCAACCCTAGCCGCCGTCAAATCATGAAGGATGCGACCATGGAAAACTCTATCATTCCTCACCTCCAGGAAAGCCATGATCGTAGGCTTCATCCTTGACCACTGAGCTGTCGTGCACCGGGCATGTCTTGCTAATATTTTGTCGTCGTTCGGTAGGGTTTCGTTCCTCCAAAACGACATGATGAGCAGGAGATAGGCGCCATGCTCAGTGACGGTCAGGTGTGTCGTGTCGGCTAAATAGTCACCCACATAGAGCGGCATGTACGGAGGGCCAGCCATCAGTTGGACACCCTTAGAATACCAAACTCTTCCCGCAAATCGTCCATGTCTCGATCGTAATCTGGAAGGTTCAGAAAGTTTGTGCAGTCTCGAAGAGACCCTGCTCCCCTAGAGATCAACACCAACAAATCCCTAACGGTCGCTCTTGACGCGCCGCGATCTATCTCGCGCGCCAATGTCTTGGCGAACTCCACGTCATCAGGACCAGGCAGGATTTTGGATGACGATTTTCCAAGATTGCAGTCGGCGCATGCCGTCACGTAATTGTCGTTTTCGCTCCAACCTCCAAGGCTCACGGGGTAGTAGTGATCAACGTGAAGCTCAACATCTGGAGCGCTGGCGCCGCAATACCTGCACCGGAATCCATCACGGTGAAGAATGGAAAACCTCTGCGACTTTCGGATTGGCTTGCGCTTGTTAAGATCAGAGCGCTCGGGTATATTTTTCTTGGTCACTTCAGGCGCTCCTTACTTCGCCGGGTGATTTGAGGGGGAGGCGTCGGCAAACGCTCCCCCTCCCTCTATCTACCTTCAAACTCGCGCGCGCAAGGGCAGGCCCCAACGCAGCAACGCATCTTGCACCTCGACCACCGAGCGCGCGAAACAGGCACGGTCAGGCCCAAGCGCCTCGACGATCTTCTTCTGCTCGATCGTCGGGCGGCCGGTGTCGGACTTCAACTCGATCCAGTAAGTGTTTCCGATGAGCGGCCCGACCAAGGGAATAAACACGAGATCCAGCACCCCCTTGCGGAGACCGAGCTTCGTCAGGCGCGTGATGCTTTTCTTCGTCACGCGGACGCCGTTGAGCGTCGCACTCCAGAACACACCAGCTTGCGCCGGCAAGGCGAGATCAAGGAACGCCACGACAGATTCCTGCAGGTCGTCTTCGTCGTGCGCGCGAGGCTCGCGCGGCGAGGCTTTCCGCTTATTGGCTGGAGGCCAGGTCATACAGCTTCTTCAACCAAGCGAACGATGACCTCTGTTCGGCCAGGATCAGGAAGGTGATACGCTACCCCCTCCTTTCTTCCGGCCGTCTTCACCAAGCCACCTAGACCGACATCATCCATAGACTGTCGAAGCAGACACACACGGGTCTTAATGACCTGTGAAGTGGTTTCGTCAGATCGCATCTTCCAAGGTCTAGCGGCGGCGAGTTGTTCCCACGACAGGACGGCGCCTTTTGCGTCAATCAGCGCGCACAGTAATGCGGCTTGTGATCGAGAACCTAAAATCTGGTATGCTGCGACCTCAAGCCCCAACCTTTCAAGCGGGCTCATGCCTGGGCGGCCGCGTCGTCTGAGGGTGCAAGCGACGCGGCCTGTTCCGGTTCGAACGTGGGGAACGGCACCGGCGTGTTCGCTAGATGCCGCTCTCCGATCATGTCGTCAATAGCTGTTCGCATCTTGGCGATGGTGCTGTTGCGAACGTCGCCGCCATGTGACCACCTGTGCCATGACGACCTGTGAACGCCAGCGCGCTTCAGCACGGCGGGCAGCTTCAGTCGGTGCGCGAAAATCCTCGCTTGCAACTCGACCACTTCGGGGCATACGATTTGTTCCATGCCGCATTGATGGCGAAACATACCCGTCCCGTCAATGGTGATATTTGTTTCGTTTTCACGCTTGACGCACCTTTCTGGATGGTGTCAATGTGATTGCACAAACGGCGTGGGGCCGTTGAGGGAATGAACGATATGACACCGACCGAAGCCGATGACCTGATCTCCGAGCTGGGAACGCGCGGCGTTGATCGCCTGATGGGTTGGCCCCAGCCCGTGCGCTACGGCCCGCCAGCCCGCGAACGCTGCGAAGACACCGCCCGCCTGCTGGCTATCGCCGCCACCGTCTCCATTCCTTTTGCAAACATGAACCCGAAATGACCGACGCTCACATTCACCTGTCGAATAACCCGCCCCTGGTCGATGTCGAGGCCATCGCCAACAAGCACAAGGAAGCGTTCGTCACCGCGACCGAAGTCCTGAACGCCGAGGCCATGCTACCGGCGCCGCTCCCGGCCGACAGCGACAAGACCTATGACCCCGCCGACCTTGAGCGGCTGGCGAAGCACGTCAAGGATGCCCGCACAGCCAAGGCCGGTTTGGAGACGGCGCGCACGACCGAGAAAAAGCGCTACGACGAGGCGGCCAAACAAGTCCAAGGCCTGTTCACTCCGCGCCAAACGAAGCTCGACGCCACATCCAAGGTCGCGCTCGACCGGATCAACGCGCACAATCGCCGCATCGAAGAGGCCGAACGGCTGAAAGCTGCTCAGGCCGCACAGCGGGAACGTGAAGAGGCCGACCGTCGCATGGCCGCCGCCGCCGCCATCGAAACGACAGGCATGGCCGATGTCGCTGACACGATCATGGAAAGTGCGCTCGACAGCCAGGCTGTAGCCGAAAAACTGGACCGGGTGTCGACGGGATCAGCTGCTGATCTCGTTCGCACTCAGACGGCGGGAGGTACGGTTACCAGCGCGACGACCCTGGCGTTCGAAGTGACAGACAACGACGCCCTGCGAGCGTCTATGGGGGAGCTGGGCCCCTACTTTGGTCAGCCCGAGATCGACAAGGCCATTCGCGCCTATGTCGCCGCCGCGAAGCGCATGGGTAAAGATTCCGGAACCATTAAGCCGCTGGCCGGCGTCCGGTTCTTCGCTGATCGGAGCGCGAGGGTCCGATGAGCTATGTCAACATGGATCATGCTGGATGGGTCGAGAGCAACAACCAGGCGCATAACCGGATGGCGAAGGACCGACGCGGGTTCAAGCCTGCCCCGGAGACACTGAACCCGATCCAGGTTAAGGCAGTCTCTATCCTCGGTATCGCCCTTGGCGGCATCTACAACGCCCCAATCTCGTGGGAAAAGACAGACTGGAGCTATGGCTGGGGCGCGGTCGCCTTCATCGTGCGCGACGATCGATTTGCCACCTTCGATTTCGCGCCCCTGACAACCATGGTCCTCTTATGCCACGAGGCCCGCGTACGCATGATGATCGAGGCCCATACGCACGGATACATGAAGGTATCATTTTCCCAGCGAGCGGCCGAGGGCGGTATGGCGACGCGACACCCGAACATCACTGAGGCGGTTGACGCATTCCGAGAATACTTCCCCGCCGATCATCACCTCAACTATGATCCGGAGCGCGACATTGTCCGTCGATGACCAAGAGGAACACCCCATGACCAAGACAGCAGAGATCGTTCAGTTCGAACCCGTGGCCAGCACCGCCATGACGCCTATGGCGATGGTCGCCCAGGCCGTGGCGAGCGGCGCCAGCATCGAAACGCTGGAAAAGCTGCTTGCGCTTCAGGAGCGCTTCGAAGCGGGCCAAGCCCGCAAGGCGTTCGACAACGCCGTGTCCGCGGCTAAAGGCGAGATCAAGCCTATCGTGAAAGATCGCGTGGTGGATTTTACCTCTCAAAAAGGACGAACTAACTACCGTCACGAGAGCTTTGCGGCTGTTGCTGGAGCTGTAGATCCTATCCTGCACAAGCACGGCCTCCACTACCGTCACCGATCCTCTCAAGAAGGCGGGCGCCTGACTGTGACGTGCATCCTGGGTCACCGAGACGGATATTCGGAAGAGACAACCCTGTCGGCAGGAAACGACACATCAGGGAACAAGAACGACATACAATCCATCGGATCGGCCGCAACATATCTCCAGCGATACACGCTGAAGCTGGCGCTTGGATTGGCGACGACCGACCGAGACGACGATGGAGCGAGCAGCGAAGAGCCCGTGATCTCTGGCGCCGCTCAGGCTGCGATCGACCTTATCCATGACTGCAACACGCTGGCCGATCTTCAGGTGTGGAAGGAAAAGAACGACCCTATCGTTCAGAAGCTCGACCGGAATGACGCTGACACCGTCGTCAGGGCTTGGCGCGACCGCGCGCGTGAAATCCGCGAGCCTGCTCAATGATCGTCCAGGGTTCGCCCGAGTGGCGTCAGCTCCGGTGCGGCAAGGTTACGGCCAGCCGCATTTCGGATGTCATGGCTCAGGGGCAGGGCAAGTCTCGCGCCTCCTACGCCCGCCAGCTGGTCGCGGAACGGCTGACGGGCATTCCAACCGAGGGCTTCAAGAGCGCTTCGATGGACTGGGGCAACGAGGCCGAGGCCGCCGCGCGAGAGGCCTACGAATATCACACCGGAAACTTCGTCGATCAGGTGGCCTTCATCGACCACCCGACCATCGACATGTCAGGCGCCAGCCCTGACGGCCTCGTCGGAACCGAGGGCGGGGTTGAGATCAAATGCCCCGACTCCACCACCCACATCGACACGCTCCAGGGCAAGTCGATCGACGGCGGCTATCTGAAGCAGATACATTGGAACATGGCCTGCACCGGCCGTCTGTGGTGGGATTACGTGTCGTTCGACTCGCGGATGAAAGACCAGGCCATGCGCCTATTTATCAAACGGGTTCACCGCGACGAGGCCATGATCGAGGCTATCGAAAACGCCGTGAAGGATTTCCTGATCGACGTGCGCGGGACCGTGGGCCAGATTCGTAACGCCTACGTCAACCGAGACGCGGCGGACCTGTAATGTCGCGGGCGGTTCTCATCCTTGCCAACGACGAGATCCGCGCCAAGGCGGTTCGCTGGGCGCAGGGCGTCCCCCTTGGTTCGCGCATCGAGTTTAAAGCCCCGAAGCGCACCCTGCCCCAAAACGCCAAGTTCTGGGCGATGCTCACGGAGGTGTCAGAACAAGTCGAATATCATGGCATCAAACTTTCCCCTGACGATTGGAAACTGTTGTTCCTCGACGCCCTCAAGCGCGAGGTCCGCATGGTTCCGAACCTCGACGGCAACGGGTTCACCAACCTGGGCCGATCATCCTCCGATCTCAGCCGAGACGAAATGGCCGACCTGATTGAGATCATCAACGAGTGGGGCGCACGGCATGATGTCGTGTTCTCCCAAATCTAGGACAGACCAATGACCACTTTTTACACCAACTCGAAGGGCGAAAGCGTCGAGATCGCGAGCCTCCCATACCCCCATCTGGTGAACGCTCACAAGAAAGCCGTCGCCTCTGAGGAGCGCAAGCACCACACCGCCTACCTGGGCGGAACGACCTACGAGAACAAGGAACGTGAAGCTGAGATCGATGCGCTCGCCGCCGAGATCAAACGCCGCGACGAAGCCTATGCAGCGGAGCAGGCGAATGAATAGCCGGCCCGCCAAGAACGCGCCGCGCTACGTAATCACCCGAACAAGTGCATGGTCATGGGTGATCGTACGCCACAGCAAAGGCCTGTTTGGCCGGAACATTCGGCGCACAATCTCCCAGCCAGGCGGCGGGTTTGGATCGAGACGAGAAGCGCTCATCACCGCAAGAGCGCTAGTCAACCACTATGGAAATGGAAAGATTGAAGGATGACCGCGCTTAGGATCATCGTCGGCTATCTCGCCGTTCGTGCCGGACGACGAGAGCGAACCGGCCACCCCGGCGTGTGGCGCGTCTATCGCAAAGCGGAAAGCATCGTGATCGAGGTGTTCCATGACCGACCGGAATCTTGACCTGTTCGGGGGCGTCTATCCAGATGCCCCCGGCTATCGCGCCACAGACACCTCTCAGGCCGCCGCAGAGGCCATGAGACCCAAGGCGTCAGTCTTGCGCCGGATGGTGCTGGAAGCCATCGAAATCCGACCCATGACCACGATGGAGATCGCCCACCACATCAAACAGAGATACGAGGCCACCCAGCCACGCACGAGCGAGCTGAAAGACATGGGACTGATCGAGGATAGCGGCCAACGCGGCATCAGTCGCGATCCTCGAAAGAAGGCCATCGTCTGGCGGATCAAAGCGCCCGGTTGAAGGTGACGCGCGATCTACGGTCGCTCGACGAACCGGGCAACGAAGACGCACAGATCGCCCTTCAGGTTGAAGCTGGCGTTGATCAAAGAGCGCAGAGTGACAGTCACCTGATCGTTCGCGGAAAGATAGATCGGGGTCGCGTTCAGCGCGAACGACATCGGGTTGGTATGTCCAGAATGCGGAATGGAGCAAACGCGGACCCCTGTTCCGTTCACGCGAAGGTAGGCCTGCATAAGCCCCGCTGAAGTGTTCGGCGGCGTCGCAAGAAGGTTGACGTCGATCATGTACCAGCCAGCCCGCTTGACCGTCATGGTGTTCGATCCGGTCCACTCCGAAAACCCATCGATCAGGGTGTTGGGGAAACTGATCGTGTTGTCGACATTGTTGCCGGACAAGGCCGCATCCGACGTGCGACTGACAGAAACCACGCTGGTGTATTGATCGGGGTTCAGCGGAACAAAGCTGGCATGCGGCAGGATGGACGAGAACTTTGACACCCTGAAGTTCATTATGGCGGTGACGCTTGTCAGCGTGCTGACTGCCGAACCACCGCACCCGGCGAACACCAGCCGGTCGAATACGACCTGGACATGGCTGTCGTTCAACTCGATGCAGTCGCCGCCCTGGCCTGTCACATAATCCTGCATGAAGAAGGTGCCGCCGATCAAGATGACCGATGGGCCGACGCGCAAGTGGGAATAGGTGCAACCGGCAGAGGTGTTGTCGTTGAAGATGACCCCGCCGTCCGCCTGAATGTCATAGGACCGACCGTAGCTGTCCACGTGGTTCGCGATCAGCTTCGTGCGCCGGCAGTTGCCGGACATGCGTATGCCTGTCGTGTCCTGCGTATCAGCTCGCGCGCGGTTGTTGTCGATCCAGTTGAAGGCGACGTGCAGCGCGTTCGTCGCTTCCAGGTCCAGGCCATAGCTATAGCCGTAGATCATGTTGCCGATAACGGTCCCGCCGTCCGTCGAGCGGTCGCTGGCCGGGTTCTTGCCGAACTTGATGGCGGTGCCATAGGCGGTCGCCAGCGTCTCGCCACCCGAGCCCAGGCGGTGAGCGATGCCATATGGCCAGAACGAGTTGAAGTTGATCTCGGAATGGTCGTAGATGTCAGTGACGAACAGGCCGTTGACGCAGTCAACCTTGTTCAGGTTGAACCTGTACCGCTCCGTATAGTCGAACCGGCAAGCCAGCTCGAACCCGGCGATGAAGCAGTTTGTGACCGACACGTCGCAGGCGCCGAAAACCGGATCAATCGCGATCTCATAATCCAGGAACCTGACGATTTGAGCGCGCAGGGCCGCCTCATTTCCATTGGGGGAGACTTTTGCCAACTCGTCAGAAATAATCCTGATCTTGTCGAGGTGGCAGCAGTCTTTCGGGACAATCTTTCCCGATGGGCCGCAGATGATGGTTCCCGGCACAGCGCCCAAGGTCGTCGCTGTCTTGTCGGCGTTGGAGTTTGTGGCCTTGTCATGGTCAAGAAGCTCGCCGCCCTGGATGATGCCCTCCAAGGTCACCCACTTCCGCATGTATAGGGGGGCGTTGATCCGATAGACCTTGTCGATAATCACGATCCCGCCGCCAGGCAGGCCAGGCAAGGTAGCGCCGGAGCTGAACGCGCCGTCGATCATCGCCTGAAGCTCGGCGGTATTGTCCAGGTCGGTGTCGTATGCGGTCTCTTGCGGCGTCGCGCCGAACTCTATCGGACGGCGCGGCTGAGCGCCGCGATAATCGGGTTCGTCGACAGGGACAGCATCGTCATCGCTGCGAGTAAAAACGACGTTCAAAAGATTTTTGTCTGCCTTGTTGAGCGCCGCCGCAGCGCCAGCAGAGGCCCCTGCCTCCGTTGCAGCTTCGATCAGCTCAGCGCCAGCCCCCTCAAGCGCCCCGTCGTACTGCGCGCGGATTGCCCGCAGCGCCGCACGATCAGCCACCTCGTTCAGATTGCGAAGGCGTGACCCCGTGTCGGAGAAGACCAGCTCTTGCGTCTTTGCAGGCTTGGCGACCGCGTTGAACATCGTTCCGGCCGGCAGGGCGCCGGCGAGCAGGGTGATCGTCCCACCCTCAAGAACCTGACCATCAATCGTCCGGTTTGGCTCGACGACATAGGTGTCAGGATCAATCGCCGTGCGGTCGGAGCCGTAAACGACTTCGACCTCTTCGCGGGTGAACACCTTGAAGTCGAAGGCGACCTCTTGCTCAGCGCCCGTCGCGGTGAAAGGGCCGGCGACGATGTTGGTCACGACTATTGTCATGGTAGGCTCCCAGCGTCATCAACGACGTGCTGCTTCGCTTTTAGCGCAGGTTCAGAAAATGCGCCACCACGGACGGTTCAGCTTTGCGATGATCTCAGCGTCCCGCTTTTCGCAGCCGTTGATAATCCCGAAGCCAGTCCGCTTGTCGTCGTTCGCCTTGTTCGTCTGACCTGTCTCAGCGACGCCATACAGCTGCCAGTCGAGAGCGGAATCGCCCGTGTTACCGATCACCGCATGAGGCGTCGCCGTAGTCAGGACGCCACGTGCTAGCTCCGAGCAACCGCTAACAGTCGGTGCGGTTGTGCAGGACGCAGAGCTGATACCGAGCAACAGCGTCACGATCAGCAGGGGCGGCTTGGCGGATTGCATCTTGAGCATTATCGACTTCCTTGTCTGTCGCAACGCCGCGCTCGTTGAGCCGGCCGATCTCTGTGATGGCCTCGACCGCCGAAACCGTGCGGCCTTCAGCCTGGGTCGTGGCGTTGTTCGCCTGTTTCTCCGCATCGCGTGACCGGCAATAGCCCACCATCAGCAGGACAACGAGAAGGATCAGGAGGATCGACGCGATGACGATGACGCGGCGTACCAGCGTGTCGAGACCAAGGAACCACTTCATGACAAACCTCCAGCCTTGAGCGCCGCTTCGAACTTCAGCGCATAATCTGCGATCTCGCCAGCCTTGTCTTGGATATTCACCAGATACCTGGCGTTGACGTATTGATCCCGAGAAGCGCCGCCAGCAGCAGGAAGACGGTCAGCCAGGCGCTTGCCTTGTGCGTCATACCGACCATCTTCTAGGCCCAGCCGCAAGGCCAGTGCGGCAACGTCGGGCCGCATGGCTAGATCGAGATCGGCCAGGATTTCACCCGCCTTCGTCAGGCCAGCCGAAGCCGACGCCTTGTCCAGCCATTCATAATTCTTCGGCCATGTGATTTGAACATAGCCCCGGCCGTAGTGCGGCCAGTAGCGCAGATTCTTCTTACGCCACGCCTCGCTCAGCCAGTAGGCCTCCCGCACCGGCTGCATGGTGGCGTTCGTCTCGACCCAAGGCGTCGCTAGACCGTATGCCGTCCACGACAAAGGCCAGCCCGCCATCGCCTTCAGGATCGCTTCGAAGCCCTCGACCTGGGACTTTTCCAGAGGACCGAACGACGACCGAATGCTGGCGAAGAACGCGGCCAAATCCGTCAGACCGGATTCCTTCGCCAGAGCAGACGGGAGAATGCGGTCAAGGGCGGACCACGTTTCTTTCACACCAGCCCAACCGTCAACACCGATCCCAGCGCGACGCTGAAACTCGCGAACAAATGCCTCGTTGTCTCTGGCCTGGGTCATTGCTTTTCTACCTTCGCCACTTCAACGTCAGCAGCCTTCTTAGCACCGAACGCCACCTCGGCCGCCTTGGCGCCATAGAGAGCCATCAGAATGATGCCGCCAGCCGTGATCACCCCGGCATCCTTACCGTCGAACACAGCCCAGGACACAGCCGTTCCAGAAGCGATCAGACAATAGGGCCGGGCAATCTCACCAATGAACCATGCGACGCGCTCAAAACGGGTCATTTGGGTTCCGCCCTTTTCTCTGGCGATTTCGTCGAAGCCCGAACATCCGATTCCCGAAGGTACAGCCAGAAGCTTTCGATACCGCGCGCAGTCGGGCCGACGTTCTTGAAGAACACGACGATGGAGACAAAGGCCACAGCCCAGGCATGCCAGCGCTCCCACCATTTCTTTTGCGCCGTCTTCAGCACAATATCAGCGGCTGTTTTTGCCTCCCCGGCCGCACGGTTAGCAGCCATGTGCGTGGCGTCGCGAAGCTCGCCCAGGTCGCGGCGAACTTCCAACAGCTCGTTCGCCAGACGATCCGCGCCCTGGTCAGATCGAGCTATGTCCCGGTCCAGGCGATCCATCCTCTTTTCGAGACGATCAAATATCTCTTCCGTTCGAATGCCTTGCTCTTCAATCGCCGCCTTGATTGCCTTGTAGGCCGGCGATCCAGGCTGAAGATAGTGGCGGTCAAACTCACTCCGACGATCAGTCACCCTCGCCCTCCTTCCGGTGGCGTGACGACCCGCCGAACGGGCGCCTCTCTCTGACAGTTTTCGAGGTGCAACGCGCACGTTTCATTCCCTCAGCGTTTGAAAGGATTACAGCAAGTTGTGGTTTTAGTCACCCGCGTCACTCCTGATATTGTTGAGGCCCCTTCAAGAGCCCCGTCATCCAGTCCAGAACGCTATCCGGGTTCTGTTCACCATCGCGAACGTCCTGAATGTAGTTGGTCGTTCGGGCAACCTGAGTCGTGCCAGGAAGACCCAGGATCAGACCTGTGGAGTTGATGACGTGGGCCGGCCAGCGACGGCTTACCTCGCGCTCATTATCGACCGCAGACCAGGCATCAACGCCCAACGCCAGAACGCTATCAGCGATACGACCCATGGCGGTCTGTCCAAGAGATCCGACATACTTCCCTTGCGCCAAACGCTCAGCGCCGCCAGCCACATCACGGACAACCGGGATGCCGGCGAAGGCGCCGAAGAAGACGTTGCGAAGGAACCAACCGACCGTATTCTTGATCGCTTCCTCTGGATCATCGCCCATATCCGGCTTGTCGCCAGACAAGATCGCATCCAACAGCGCCGGAAGGACCATGATCGCCATCAGGCGAACCGCATTGTGCATACGGTCGTGACCGTTCCGCATATCAGCAAGCGGAGCCCTTTGCATGTTGTAGAGCGCGTTCGCCCAGCCATAAGCGAACGTCACCATTTTCGTGACTTCGTTGGCGCGCATGATGCCAGACTGATCAATCGCCCGTCCGCCGCCCTGCGTCGTCCGAACGGCCTTGTCCGCCAGATAGACCGCTCCAGCCTCGTCTTTACCCTCGGTAAGGGCGCGATCATAAGAGGCCAGCCACGTCGGGGCTGATACCAGATAGAAATCGACCAGGGCAATCGCCTTGCCGCTCAGAACCAGAGCCCTTTCCTTCAGGCCTTCAGCACCTTGAGCGCGCTGCATTGCTAGGCGATAATCCCGATCAAGATCGCCTTGCTCGACCCGCAGTCGCATGAAGTCAGACAGGCCGGTAATGTAGGGATATAGCGTCCCGGCCGTCGCCATACGAACGGCGTTGGCTACACCCTTCGCCATCCGTCCAAAGCCCTGTTGCGCGACGGATTGGGCGAGACCGCCAGGCTGTGCCGCAAGGACCGTGAACGACCCCAGCAGAACCGCCGCCGTCATGTTGGATCGGGCTTGGCGCGCGATCTTCACCATGGGATGCGCGGAGGGATCAGTGATCGCCTCATCGCGAACCTGACCAGCAATCCAGGGCTCAAAGGTGTTGTATGCCTCGACGCCAAGCTTGGCGATCATGGCCTGACGCACCATCGGATGACGCAGGAACTTCAGGCTGTTGACCACGTACTCAGCATAGGCCGTATAGGTGATCTGTTTTTCGGCCGCATAGCGCGCGTCCTCAAGGGCGATCTTCACCGGGCCGACGTACTTGGTGCGGCTATTGGTGGCGCCGTTGTCTGGACGAGGACCGGATGACATCACGTCACCGAAGATAGACGCGGCGTCGCGTTGTTCCCGCTTCTGTGCATTGGCGTCATAATCGGGGTGATAGCTGATCGGCGCATAGCCGCCCCTCAGCGGACCCGCCGAGGTGACAGGCAAGGGCTCAGCATCGACTGCATCCGGTTCAAAGCCCTCTACCTTGCGCGCCGCCGCGAAATACTGAGGCCGAAGCTGTTCGTGCGCGTCCCATTGCGCTTGTACGTACAGCCATTCCGTCGCATCCATCTGACCATCAAGCCAGGTGATGAAGGTTTCACGCGCGCCATCCACCGCGAAGGCGTCAGCATCTTGAGCGATAACGCCCCAGCCCTTCGCCATCTTTTCGAAGTTGGACAGGGTTCCAGTGTGGCGGGCCAGCCCGACCAGATCACGACGCTTCAGCTCGACGGGTTCGCCCGTCTGAGGGTTACGCAGCGGATGCCCCTGCAGCGTGTCGCCCCAGGTGTCCTTGACCGTTTTCGGAATAGCGCGATCAGCCTCGATCACCGGACGCCAGAACGCCTCCGACAACTCGACACGGCGGGCCGCCGCGTCCTGCCCAGGCCGGTCCAGCACCGTCGAGAACACGCCGTCTTGCTCGCCACCGTCCAGCAGGCGGAAGAACTCTTGAGCCTTGACCAGCGACGCCTCAAACTGCGCTCCGGTGCGGACGGCCTTTTGCCACGACGTAGCAGATCCGGCGATGGCCGAACCCTTCACATCGGGCAGGGCTTGAGCCGAGGTCCAGGCTTCATCCGCTACCCGGTCAAGATCGCGTTGCTCGCCGTTCAGGATCAGCTTGCGCTTCAGCCGGCCGAGGTGCGCCAAGTGCTGAACCGCTTCGTCCAGGGCTCTGAACTCGTCAACCGTCAGTTCAGAATAATGGGTCTTGTTCGCCGCAGCCAAAAGCTCAGGCGGAACATTGACCGATTCCCCCGCTTCCTCGCGCTCGCGCACGAACTCTAGCAGGGATCGGCGCCGTTGAACCTGACTACCGCTCACCTCGCGGAGGTCGTATTGATCCAGCAGTGTTTCGATCTGGTCGCGATAATCAACGTCGATCGACAGAACGCGACCGGACAGGCGCTTGAGCCGCGCCACACCAGCGTCAACATATCGCTCAGCGCGAGAGGCTTCCGAGAACAGGACAGCATTCAGGGTTTGGGCCTGCTTCTGTTTGAACGCTTCCTGGCGATCACCGGCCGCCAACGCCTTCTGAACCGCGTTCGCCGCAGTGCGCTCAGCCCGAAGGTACTTGCCAGACCGCGCCTCACGCACCGGCCGGCCACCAACGAGGTTGCGCGCCCAATCGCGAATAGCGGACAGGGGAGACGGATTATTGCCAGAACGGCGAGCCAGAACACCCAGCTCCGCAGCCATGATTTCGGCGCGGCGGTCACTGTGAAGAGCATCCAAGGCTTCCCGCTCAATCGAGCCGTCGTTGAGAGGATCACCATAGCGATCCAGCATCCGCTCCATCAGCAGGCGGTCGATCCGCGCCTGACGCACAGAGCGACGGTCCCCATTGGCGACAAGAGCGCGCTTCTCAGCCTCGTAATCCATCAGCGAGTTGAGCAGTTCATGGCCGTTGCGGAAGCCGACCACCTCCGCAACCTCATCAGGGTGCATCCCGTTATCGCGCACGATGGGCGGGACACGCTTGGGAAGCATGGCAAGGCCAGCCTCATCACCCAGCATGGCGACGACCGTCTCACGGGCAAGGCCTTGCTTTGACGTGACCAGCCAGTCAATCGCCATCACGTCGGGCATGGCGTCTACTTCGCCCGTGACTTCCGGCCGCAGCTCATCTTGAGCCGTGCGCCACTCAGCCGTTACCCGGCGACGGATTGCCCGCGTGATGCGATCAACGACCGAATCCTCAGCATCGGCGCGAGCGCGGTTAACCCGGTTCTGGTAGGCTTCGAACTCGGCGCCAGTCATGCCCGCCTGTTCAGCGGTTTCAAATCCAGCCTCGACGCCCATCTTCTCGCGCGCCTGGGAGATCTCAGCATCAGACGCCAGCAGCCGATCCATCACGGCGCGCACGTCATCCGAGATAGGAGCGTTGAGGTTCAGCACCGTGCGATAGATCGACTTCAGCCATGTGGCGAAGGTGCGGAACACGTCACGCAGAGCGATTGACGGGGCCTTGCCTTCCATCAGATAACGCTCAGAGCCGCGCGCCCAAAGCTCGTGCTGATCGACGCTGATGTCATCTACCGTGATTGTCCGATCAGCCTCGCGAGAGAACCAATCCAGCACGGTTTGCATGTCGGCCTTGACCTCATCCGATGCGTTCGGATCGGCCGCGTCGTCGATCATCATTTCAAGCGTGAGGTGGCCGAACTCGTGCATGAAGGTGGACAGGTCACGGCTTTCGAACAGGCGAATGGCCGCCCGGCCGTTGGAGAAGCTGATCTGACCACGAGGGCCGGTGAACGGAGTGTCTTGGTTATAAGTCTCGCCCTCATACCCCGGCGCCGCCTCAGCCGCCCGTTCCAGCGCGGCCTTGATCTCCGCGTTGGTGCTTTCCAGCGTCACCCCGTCCAGCTGGGAAATCAGCTGCTCAAGCTCGTTCAGGTTCGCCGCATTGGTGATTGCCGCCGTGTTGCGTTCGAAGCCTTGCGAATAGACCGGACGCCCAGCCAGCTCTTCGCGCACCGCTTCAAACAGGTCGTTCCCTGTGGCGCCTTCCGGCAGATAACCGGCCTCGACGGCGCGGAGCGCGGCCTGATCCGGCGCATAGGCGTTCCCACCCTGCTCAGCCGACCGGATAAACCGGCGACGGAACGCGCGCCCGCCCTGCTTCGGACGATGCCAGCTGTCCGCACCAAGCGCCTGAAGCTCTCCGCCCGTGTCGATAACGCCGCCCTCTTGCGAGAGGAACTCCATCAGGGACCGGCCAAACATGCGTTGTTCAGTCGGGGCCGCACGGCCTTTCCTCAGCGCCTCGATCATCACGTCAATGCGATCAAGGTTCTCGCGGATGACCTGGGGAAACTCTTGCTGAATTGTCAGGCCCGCATCCTGATAGGCCGCATAGGCGTCACCAAAGCGCTGGGGGGAACGCTCAGCACGACGTGCGAACGACCGGGCCGCAAGCGTCGCCTGGGTCCGAGCGGCGTCAGCGGTATATCCCGCCGTCCTCAGTTGTGAGAACAGATCATCTGCCACGCGACGCTCAGGCGCCAGGGTTTCAGCCTCGCTCTCCGCAACCGACACGGCCGCGTCGAAGCTGGCGCGTAGGCTTTCCTCACCCGTCGCTTCAAACTCGTCAGCTTCACGGATCGACAGAGCATCCAGCCCATGACGGATCTCATTCTTCCAAGCCTCGTGAGCCGGCGTCCCCGCAATCTTCGCGAGGTACGTAGCCTGATCGAACACCACGTCAGCGCCAGACACCAGGGCTGCATCAACCTGATCTCGGATGTCCCATTCATCCAACCACTCGTTCAGTTCGGGGTTCGACTGGAAGAAGGCCGCAACCTGTTCAGCCGGAACATAGACCTGTTCATCACCGCTGGCCGCCTTGAGAAACTGTTCGAACCGTTCCGGCGACCGCTCGCGCACAGGGTTTCCCGCGACCGCATCCGCGACCTCGTTGAACTGTTCTGCCTGAACCTTGGACGCGCGCGCCGCATCCCGTCGATCCGCATACCCAAGAAGCTGTTGCGTCGCCGCCTGGCCTGCATAGACCGTCGTCGTTGTAGCGCCAGCACCAACCGCCGTAGCGATGGCCGTCTGCAAGGCCGCATCTGGACGCTCAGCGATGAACTCGCCTACCGTCTTCTCAGGATTGAGCGACACCCATTCGTTGAAGTCCTGCAGGACCGTAGTCGCCTGTTCCCCGAGTTGTTCACTGACCTGGGTCTTGAGGAAGGTCTTGAAGAACGGAGATCCTGCCTTCAGTCCATCGAACAGCGGACCAAGGCCGATGCGCTCACCCGCGAACTCAGCACCGGCTTGACCGCCCGCGTAGAGCAGCGACGGAGCGACGCCACGCCCAGCATCACGAGACTGACCATAGGCTTCACCACCCACCGGAGCCGCAATAATGCCAGCAGCAGGAGCCGCGCCACCGCCAGAAAGGACAGTCGCCGCAATGGCAAGCAGGGACGGGGCCACACTCTCAAGGCCAGAGTACGCCGCCGCCTCGATCACATTATCAGTTTGGGGCTTGATCGCGGCCGCTTGGCTCATCAGACGTTGACGGTAGGCACGGCTAGACGCTTGGCGCGTTTCTGCCGACGTGGGGCCGCTGAGGATGCCCGCACGGGTCAAGGCCCGCTCTCCATAGACAAACGGGTCAACCGCATCTGTGATGTCGCCCAAGGCTTCGCCAGCGCCAACGATGCCAGCAGCCATTCGGGGAATACCGGCATAGAGCGACCGACCCGCATTGCCGATCAGGCGAAGATCAGATTTTGTTCCCTCAACTGTCCGCTGAATGCCACGGCGAAGCATCTGCTCAAGCGAGCCAAGACCCTCGACCTGATCATGTGCAATCTCAGCATTGGACTCATCGGCCATGAACGATGCAGTGGCAGGCGAGCGATCCAGCACTGAGGCGATCTCGACCTGACGAGCCTGCACCTCATAGCCAGGGTCAGCCAGAACGGCTTGAGCTGGAACTCCGAGGCGTTGGCCTAGACGTTGCGCCCTGGCCGCCCGTTCGGGATTGATGCTGGTTACGTTCGCGGCATTGGCGCCGGCCGACTTGCGCTGTTGGTCACGGGCGTAGTTGGCAATGAAATCGTCGCTCACCGGAACTCACCCCTCGCACGGCCCAGCATGTAGATTTCGCGGACCTGATCAGCAGAAGGACTAGACCCATTCGATGCCGCACGGAAGCGGCTGACGATCTGAGCCTGCGCTGCAGCCGGAACAATCGTTGCGAAGTTGTACCGTTCCTCACGTCCGCCCAGGCCGAAGAGCCCCGTCCTCGCGCCCTCGCGCTGTTGAAGGCCACGACCAACGATGCGGGCGATGTCCTCTTGCGTCGGAAGGCGATCCTCCCGATCAACGAAAGCATCGATCTCTTGGCGCGCATAAGTCGTCAGACCGTTCATCAAAGCCAGGTCTTCTTCCTTCGCCTTGGGGCCGACCTTGATCCCGGCCTGTTCAGCCATGCGGCGGATTTGAGGGAGGGCCGTTTGCAGAGCGGCACGGCGCGGATTGTTCTCCGACGTGTCAGGACGCGCGCGAATCTGAACCTGATCGGTTCGCATCGACCGAAGATCGCTTGCGCTCATGTACGGAGCCAGGGCTCCAAGGTCCAGTTGTGCGAACGCGGCTGGGTCCAGATAGCGAGTTTCCAGGAGGTCAGCAAAAAGCGCCTGGTCCGTCTTCACGCCATCGCCGCCAGCGATCCGCTTTTGCTCTTCCTCGATCTGGTTCGCCGCAGACCGGAGCGACGACGGAGACACCGCACTCCGCAGTGTGGCCGGGATTTGCGAAATGTCCGAAACCTCGTTCGATCCACCGGGGAGATATTTCTCAAGCTCGCGCTGGGCTTCGTTCTCAGCATCAGCACGACCTGCCCGAGTCCCGTTCAAACGCTGACGCGCTCGGCCCTCCAGTACACGCCGGAAACGCCAGTCACCTCCGCTGTTCTTTTCAGCCCAATCCGTGATGTCCTGTTCCGTGACGATGACCCCAGCCGCAGCGGGGCGACCTGCTCCAGGCGCGACTTCCGTATTCTGGTTGAACACCGACGACGGATCGACAGGCTGACCGTTACGGCGAACTTCGAAATGAAGATGGGCGCCCTGGCTGTTCCCCGCGCCGGCCGCGCCGCGCTGACCGCCGGACAAAGCGATCACATCGCCCTGACCCACGCTCTGACCATCGCGCACGTTGTAGCGGCTCAGGTGCGCGTATCGCGTCTCAAGCCCATTGCCGTGATCGACCACGACATAGTTCCCGTACCCGTCAGGATCTTGTTTGATCCGCACGACACCTGGCAAGCTGGCCGTGACAGGCGTATTCGGCGGGACAGGGAAATCAACGCCCTTGTGATCTGTCGAGCCAACACCGCCAGGAGACCGCCGCGCGCCGAACCGAGAACCAACGGACGCGCTAACCGGGGGCTGGAAGCGAACCACCTCGCGGGTACCGCCTTGCGGAGCCACCTCGATTGTCGGCGTCTCATCGATGTTGAAGCTGTCATTGACCAGCATTTCAGCGCGCCAGTCATAGTCCAGTTCGCGCACCGCGTTTGCCACACCAGGACGCTTCTCAGGCGCGATCTGTTCCTCGTGCATAGCGAGGTATTCTTTCGCCCGCTGCGCATCACCTGAGCCAACAAGAGACTGAAGCGTCGAAACGTGGATGTCCGAAACCGCAGCAAATCCCATTGCCTTGCGTGTCTCAGGATCAAGCCCGCGTCGCATGGCGATCCCATCGAGAACGCCACCAAGCGCCATGAAGGCTTGATCTCGCTCCTCAGAACCCACAGGCGCATTCGCAACATCCACAGACACAGAGGCCAAGCGGCCATCTTCGGCGCTTGTCTGCCACTTCTCAGTCTCTTGCGTCAGGTGCGAGTTGTACTGATTCTGAAACCGCTCCATGCGGCGATCCAGAACACCCTTCAGCATCCCCCGTTGTCGGTCATTTGTCGCCCGAGCGAGGAAGTTGGATTGAGTCTGTTGCCAGCTTTCCAGCGTGGCCTTCGCGGCATCAACCGCGTTCTTTCCTTGGGCCTGAAGGAACGGACTTTCGATCTCACGGGCGGCTTGTCCGAACGCAGCATCCAGATCATTCGCAGTGGCCTCATCGACCCTGGCCTGAAAGTCGTCCTTAGCCTTGGCGACCTGGGCCACACCGCCAGCCAAAGCTTGGACGCCACGGGCGAGGTTGTCCGCCGCACCGCTATCGAACGATTGAAGACGTTGACCGCCTGGCGCACGGAGGGAAACTCCTGCTTCTATCGTGGGAATACGGGCCATTCAGATCATCACTTGAAGGCGCTGTTAG